TTTTCTAAATGTATTTTCTATTTTTCTTATCTCTTCAGATTCTTTTTCAGATTCACCAACCAGTTTAAATGTAAAAGTAAAAGATCTCATACCAACACCATCAAATGCAAGATTAGTATGAGCATTTTTTGCACGGCCGGCTGTTATCATTCCTTTTTGTAATGCTCCCCAGCCTAATTTTTCTGTAGCTGCTACTGCTAATCCTCCAGCAACTTCTGATTTATTTGCAAGTATAGTATCTTTCAGAGAAGAAGTTGCTCCTGCGTCACCTTTTATTGCAGGAGCTACACTTGTCATATTTTGTTGTAAAGCTCCTGTAAATCCAAAGTCTTGAGTATTGTAAGTAGCTGAATCAGCACTTGCAACGCCAGCTGGAGTATAAAGATATATGGTTTGTTTATCTTCTTCTAAATTATCCCTAGATTTTATAGAGAATCTCATTAATTCCGTCACTTCTTCATTTAATATATTTAATGGGTATTTTAAAATACCTTCAGTATCACCTCCTACAGGACCAGCTGGTTCTTTAGTTTGGTTACTCTCTTTTTCTGCCATAGTTTTTTCCTATATAAATAGAGTTAACATTAATTTAATATATAGAATTATTTATATGAGTTACAAAGGCAGATACAAAATTACTAAACCAGAGAAATATGTTGGGGATTCTACCAATGTTGTATATCGTTCTCTCTGGGAAAGACAATCATTTAAATGGTGTGAGAACAATCCAAACGTTAAAGCATGGAATAGTGAAGAGGTAGTTATACCATACATTGCACGAGAAGATAAAAGAATGCATCGTTATTTCGTAGATCTATTAATAGAAATGAAAAATGGTGATACATTTCTAATAGAAATTAAACCTAAAAGCCAAACAAAACCCCCTAAACAACCTAAGAGAAAGACCAAAAAGTATCTTAAAGAAGTTATGACCTATGTGAAAAATCAAGATAAGTGGGAAGCAGCTGATAAGTTTGCTCAACATAAAGGTTGGAAATTTCAAGTCTGGACAGAAGATACTTTGAAAAATTTAGGCATCAAACTTCTGAAGTCCCAGGTATAAATAGATATATGGCAAGTTTATTTGATACATTACAAGCTGGAGCATATAGAGCTAATATAGTTCCTAGAACTAAGAAATCTAGGGCTTGGTTTCAAGCGCGCGTACGTGAGCTCGGGGACGTATCTAGAGCTAAAATAATGAAAGATGATCAGCTGAAAGTACGTGCTCAACCCAAGATAGGTGATATGTGTATGTATGTTTATGATCCTAAATTAAAAGCCGAATTACCATATTACGATAAATTCCCTATGTCAATAATGGTACAACCAGCACCAGGGGGATTTCATGCATTGAATTTGCATTATCTTTCTCCAGGAGTAAGAGCTTTATTTCTAGATGAATTAATGGGATTAGCACCTAAAAAATTAGCAGAAACAACTAGACTAACAAGATTAAAATATGATCTATTAAAAGGTGCAACAAAATATAAAGAATTTAAACCTTGTTTTAAACATTATCTTATGTCACATGTTAAATCTAAAATTAATAGAGTACCAATGACCGAATGGGAAATTGCAGTATTCTTACCAGTAGATGAATTCAAAAAAGTATCTCGAGATACTGTTTGGAGATATTCTAGAAAATCTATATACGGAAAATAAACATACAGATGGCTAATTCAATAGAAGATTTAAAAGCAAGTATATCTAAACATGGTGGATTAGTACCAGCAAATAGATTTAATATAATCTTTACTCCTCCACAAATTTCTCTTATAAATTTAAACCCTACTAATTTAATAGGAAGTTTAATATCCGGATCATTCAGTGCAAAAAGTTTAATTAATGATCCAAGAGATATAACTTTATTGTGTAAAACTGCTTCTTTACCAGGGCAACAAATAAATACTCTGGATTATCAAGCACACAAAGAATCAAGAAAAATGCCTAACGCAGCAACACAAGAAGATATATCTACAGTTTTTTACGTTACCAGCGACATGTATATTAAGACAATGTTCGATGGCTGGTTAGACGCTATATTCGACAGAAAAAATTATCACGTCGGATTTAAAGATGAATTCAGTACTGATGTAACTATACAGCAGTTGAATAAAGAAAATAGACCTGTTTATGGGGTAAGATTGCGAAATGCATTTCCTACTTCTGTAGGAGGTCTTGGCCTGGATCATAGTAGTGAAAATACTATGCAGGAGTTAACGGTTAGCTGGTCCTATGATAAATGGGTACCAGAGAATGCGATAACATCGACTCTTGGTGGTGGACTAAGAGCGATTAAAAATTTAATTTCATAATAATTGGAGAATAAAATTATGGCTTTACCAAAACTTGATGTGCCTCGTTATCCGGTGACAATTCCGTCAACGGGAGAGGAATACATTATGAGACCTTATTTAGTTAAGGAAGAAAAGGTCTTATTGTTAGCTATGGAATCTCAGGATCCCAAACAAATAGCATTAGCAATAAGAAATTTAATAAGTAATTGCATTGAAGGTGAAATTAATATTGATTCTCTTGCAGGGTTTGATATTGAAAAACTTTTCTTAGAATTGAGAGGAATCTCAGTTGGAGAAAAGATTCAATTACAAACTAAATGCCAAGCTGAGGAGTGTGAACACCCTAATGGCGTTGAGATCGATATTAAAGATATTCAATTAAAGGATTATAATCCAGATGACTCAATAATTAAGCTTTCAGAAGATGTTGGCGTAACTATGAGATACCCAACCATTGATTTATTAAATGATATGGAAGGTGATTTGGATTCATTAGATACTTTAATGAATATTGTAACATCATGTATTAATACTATTTTTGATAATGAAAATATTTACGATTGTAAAAAAGAAAATATTAAAGAAGTTCAAGACTTTGTTGATAATTTAACTTCTGATCAATTTAAATTGATAAGTAGTTTCTTTCAAAATACTCCGGTATTAGAATACGACTTAAGATTTAATTGTGAAAAATGTGAGCACGAAAGTTCATATGAACTGAGAGGGCTCCAAAGTTTTTTTACGTAGGCCTCTCACATGAGAGCATCATGAATCATTATCAAACTAACTTTGCGTTGGTACAACATCACAAATATAGTTTGAATGAATTGGAAAACATGATACCGTGGGAGCGCGATGTTTACGTTACAATGTTAAAAGATCATATAGAGGAAGAACTGGAAAAACAGAGGAATAAGTAATGGCAGAACACGATAGATTTCATGGCGATATGAGCCGGAATGAAGTGGAAATGGACTTATCAAAGTTCATGGAAATGCTTGCGGAGAATGGAAAATTAAAAGATAGGATAAGAGAATTAGAAGATATACATGATCAAAATCCATGGCAAAAATGGATTTACCTATCTAAAATGATTGATTCTTGGCGTATATGGCCAAGAGCATTCTTAAGTGTTTACATATTTTTAATATATTATGTAGTAATGTGGTTCTTAGATCTAGAGGCTCCAACAATGGAACAATCTGGATTACTATCAATATTGGTAGGTGCAGGAGCAGCATGGTTTGGATTATATGTTAACAGCGCGGCAAAAGATCATGCGGCAGATATATCAATCAAAAAAACTTAGGAAAATAAATGGCTGACGATAAAACAGATGCTGAAAGCCAAAGAGGTAAAACAGGTAAATCAAAGCCTGACCCAGTCTCGGGTAGTACTCAAAAAGAATTACTATCTGAAATAAAAGAAACTCTGATTAAACAATCAGAGAACCTTGGCGAATCCCTAGGAAGAGATACGATTAATGTTCGTAGACATCTTCTTGAAATGAAGAATATGACTGCTGCGCAGTTAGAAAATCAAAAAGCCCTTAATAAAACCTTCGGTGCTCAACTTGAAAATGAAGAGGAAAAGCTAGAAGGAGAATCAGTTGAAGGTCTTAAAGAGGAAGAAAAATCCGATGATATGCAAAAGATCTTTGAGGATATAAGAGATTCTCTAAAAGGACAACCAGAAGCTTTAGCTAAAGAAGGATCAAAAGAATCCGGAAAATTAGCTGAAGGTCTAATGGGTGGTATGGGCAAGATGCTGGGCGGCTTAGGTATAGGTGTTGGAGCTGCTGGACTCGGAGCTGCAGCTGTTATAGGAGCAGGAGCTTATCTATTAAATGTATTAGATGATATAGATTCTGAAAAGATAAAAGAAAATGTTGCAAACCTATTAAGTATTAGTGATCTAGTTGAAGCAGATGGGGATTCATTTATAGGAGAAGGAAGTAAATTCTTCTTAGCCATGCTTGGTTTAGGCCTTGGATTAGCAGCATTTGCAATAGGTTCGGCCGCGACCATGGGCGCGTCAGCTTTAAGTCCAGTAGTAGAAAAATTTA